TGAAGATGGCGAGCTTGTGGGTGATGATATTGCTCAATTTGTTTATGAATCCTCTTCTGTGAACAAGGCGCTTGAATTGTTGGGTAAGCATTTGGGAATGTTCAGTCAAAAGGTCGATTTAACCTCAAGCGATGGCTCTATGGCATTAGGATCATTAAGGGATTTATTTTCAGATGACGCAAAAGCTGATTAGTAAATTCTTACCTTTTATTGAGCCACATCGTTATAAGGTAGCTTATGGTGGGCGTGGTAGCGGTAAATCTTGGACGATAGCAAGGCTTTTAATTGAAATTGCTCGCCGTTCAAATAGCCGTTTTCTTTGTGCCAGGGAATTGCAAAACTCAATTAGTGATTCGGTTATCCAATTGTTAGCCGACACAATCGAACGTTATGGCTATCAATCTGAATTTGATGTGCAGAAAAACAAAATCTACAACCTTAAAACGGGGGCGATTTTCCTGTTTTACGGCATCAAAAATAACCCAACTAAAATTAAATCCCTTGAGGGGATTGATATTTGCTGGGTGGAAGAAGCCGAAAATGTGTCAAAAGAGAGTTGGGAAATTTTAATCCCAACTATTCGGAAAGAATATTCTGAAATTTGGGTTTCCTTTAACCCGAAAAATATTCTTGATGATACTTATCAACGCTTTGTTGTTTCGCCGCCAAGCGATATTGTGTTGATTAAAGTTAATTTTACAGACAATCCATTTTTCCCCGAAACCTTGCGATTGGAAATGGAAGATTGCAAGGCGAAAGATTATGAGCTTTACCGCCATATTTGGGAGGGGGAACCCGTTGCAGATAGCGATAAAGTGATCATTAAGCCCGTGTGGATTGAGGCTGCCATTGATGCACATAAACAATTAGGCTTTGAACCGTTGGGTAAAAAAGTGACTGGCTTTGATGTGGCTGATGAGGGAGAAGACGCTAACGCAAATTGTTTGGTTTACGGTGCGGTGGTAATGGATTGCTTTTCTTGGAAAGGGGGCGATGTGATAAGCAGTGCAGATCGTACTGCTGATGAAGCCATTAAATTTGCCGCAGATGAAATTATTTTTGACTCAATTGGTGTTGGGGCAGGTGTTAAAGCACATTATAACCGCACTTTACAACAAGGTAAATTACAAGCGATAGGCTTTAATGCCAGTGGTGCGGTGGAATATCCAGAACGAGAATATAGCTTAGGTAAAAAAAATAAAGATATGTTTGCCAATCTCAAAGCTCAGTCTTGGTGGGCGGTAAGAGATCGTTTTTATAAAACCTATCGAGCAATTAAGTTCGGTGATCACTATCCATCAGAAGAATTAATTAGCCTATCAAGTGAGATAAGTGAATTGGATTATTTGGTCGCTGAGCTTTCTCGACCTCGCGTGGATTATGACAATAACGGTCGTGTGAAAGTGGAGAGTAAAAAAGAAATGAAAAAACGAGGCATTCCTTCACCTAATCTTGCAGATAGCTTGGTTATGGCGGTGAGTGGTTTAGCTCGGAATAACATAGCAATTTGGGACGCACTATGACAACAAGTATAAATGATAGTTTAACCTCAATGTCAATGGCGTTGGGGCGACGACAAGAGCAGGCAACTTATCAGCCCTCTGTAAAATTAACAGATAATCAAAAAGAGCTTGATACGCTATGGGCGGAAAATTGGATTGCCCAAAAAGTCTGCTTAAAAAGAGCGGAGCATATGACGCGTAAATGGCGGGAGATTAAATCGAATGATTTAGCTGCCAAACAGCTTAATGGCTTTTACGATCTAGAACGTCGCTTAAAATTGCAAGAAATCACAAAAGAGGCTTGTATTACAACAAGCCTTTACGGTGGGTGCGGTGTACTCATTTTAACGAATGCGAGCGTGCAATCTCCATTAAACTCAAATCAAGTCATTGAACGTTTATTAGTGATTAAGCCAAATTTAATACAAGGAAAAGGCAATAAAAACACAGATATCCTTTCTGCTAATTTTGGCAAATATAATTACTATATCCTCAACGGTCAAATTGAGGTGCATCATTCCCGTTTATATTTAATGCAGGGAGCGTATCGCAGTGAAAGTGATAATTCGTTGTTTGGTTTTTCTGATTTAGAGGGCATTTACCCTACGCTTAAACGCTTTGATATGCTCAGTATTAATATTGGTGAGTTGGTCACTGAGAGCAAGACGGATATTTTTAAAATATCCGGGCTTAACGTTAAGCTTGCGTCAGGTGGGGCGGAAAGCATCACTGAAGCAATGAGCCATATACAAAATATTAAATCGATTACAAACTGCTTATTGATTGACGGTGAAAGTGAGTATGAACAAAAAGAGCTAACCTTTACGGGATTAAAAGAGTTATTAGTGGAGTTTCGCAATGCCGTAGCGGGTGCCGCTGATATGCCTGTGACGATATTATTCGGACAATCCGTAAGCGGTTTAGCCAGTGGTGATGAAGATATTCAAAACTTCCACGAAAGCATTCACGCATTGCAAGAAAGCCGACTACGACCATTATTTGAACGGCTTGACCCATTATTAGCCCAAATGGTGATAGGGTTTCAGCCGAAAGATTGGTGGTTTGAGTTTCCGAGCCTTCAAGAAATCAGTTTTGAGCAAAAAATGAATGCCTTAACAAGCTTTGCCAATGCAATGAATATCTTTATTCAAAATGGCGTATTGAGTGAAGTGCAGGTGGCGAATGAACTCAATGAAAATGGGTTATTTGCCAATATCTCAGCAGAAGATATTGCGTTACTTGAGGAGCAACAAGATGTTGATGAATTTACCCGAGCTTCTTCGCAACAACAAGCTGATCAAACTGAAGCGATACAAGCCGATCAAGAACAGTAGGCGGGCAGAAATCTGGTATAAGCGGGAATTGTTACTGTTCGTGAAGCAGTTGCGAGATGAAATTGAAAGTGCGGTGGAAAATAACCGCACTTTTTTTTCGTCGCAATTTCACGATGCTGCTAATGATGATCGCACTGCATTACTCGACAAGCTCAATCGCTTAGGGGCAAAAAAGATTGATGAAATGGCAAGCCGTATCGCAGGTGGCTTTACTCAACGAGCGAAAGCTCAGCACGATAACGATTTTAGCCAACGCCTACAGCAAGCCACAGGGCTTGATTTAAAAAGCTATATTCAAAGCAACCCTACAGTGAACGATAAGGTAAACCAGCTTGCTCAAGCCAATGTACAACTGATTAAATCCATTCATAACCAATATTTGGATAAAGTGCAAACTGTAGTACATCAATCCGTATTAAATGGCAAATTAAACCGTGATCTACTTAAATCACTCAAAGAGATTGGCAATATCACCGAAAAAAGAGCCAAACTGATCGCAAGAGATCAATCAAGCAAATTTAACGGAGCGATTGACCAAGCACAGCAGGAGGCGTTAGGGATTACCCACTATATCTGGTCAACCTCCGGTGATGAGCGAGTGCGAGAAAGCCACGCGGAAAACGAGGGGAAAATTTTTAGCTGGGCGAGTCCACCACCGACAGGACATCCGACGCACGAGGTAAACTGCCGTTGTGTTGCTTTACCTTATTTCGGCAAAGATAGCGAAAAACTTGTGGTAGGACTCACACAACAGTTTGAAGAAGATCGGTTGTTAAAAGGCTTAATCGGAGCAACCGCATTTAATTTTGTTGCTGAGCATTTGACTAAAATCGTGCCGAATATTGCGGCGTATCGCTTATCCCGTAGTGAGGCAATGTCAGTCATAGCTTATACGGGGGCAATCCACCGACCATTAAATAAAGCGTTAAGGACAGGAACAGCCAGTGCCGAGCAGTTAGTATTAGCAAAAACCTTAGATAACGCACTGAAGAAGATACCCGTACATAATAAAACCACGTATCGCAATATTGAATTGTCGAAGAAAGAGCTTAAAGCCTTTCTAGCCCGCTACCAACAAGGGGCGATTGTGGAGGAATATCAATTTACAAGCACGTCTAAAACAGAGCAAAATATAGGCTTTTCGGGAAATGTGAAATTTATCATTCACGGCAAAACAGGGCGAGATATTGAACAAATCTCTTTATATCCTCACGAAAGAGAGGTATTATTCCAAACTAAGAAAAGGTTTTATGTGAGAAACGTGCAACAGAAAGGTTGGTTTAAGAAAACTTATCTCGTTGAACTTATTGAGGAATAAATATGGGATTAACGTTAGAACAGCAAAAAGAGTTGGCTAAATTTGAAGGTTATTCCGATTTTGATGCTTGGCTAGAAATGGACAAGAAAAGGGCAGAAAAAACAGAGCGTGAACTTGCCGAAGCAGAAGCCTATAAACCCACAAAAGCGGAGATAGCCCGTAAGATTAATGATTTACGGACTAATCCTTTTGCCATTGAATATTATCGCCGTATTTCGATGAATGATGATTTGACTGTGGAGCAAGTTATCAAACGCTTAGAAAAAACCAAAACAAGCGATTAGGAAAAATTAAACCAAAACAGGCCGCACTTTTTAGTGCGGTTTTTTTATGCCTAAAAAAGGAGTGGCTATGCGATTTAATGATAAAGCACAGACCGCACGCACCTTTACTAAAGACGGTTATTTAGTCGTGCCGGCTACCTTGTCTAAGGTGGGGATTTTTGATTATTTAGATAGTGAGTTGAATGTAGGTAATCAAAAAGCGGTGAAAAAGGTTGCCCGAACGGAAGGCTCGTTATTCGGGAATGAAACCATAAAAAGTTTTGAGGGCGTGCCTATTACGGTGGGCCACCCTAAGGAAAATGTAAATGCGAAAAACTGGAAAGCCCTTTCTGTTGGGGTAGTTCGCAATGTCGTGCGTGATCAAGATACGCTAAAAGGGGAGGCGTGGATTTATGATGAGGAAACCATTCGCCTTATTCAAGATCACGGCATTCAAGAGCTTTCTTGTGGGTATGACTGTAAATTGACGCAAACTCAAGTCAATGGGGCTGATTATGAGATGTCGCCGATGATCGGCAACCACGTGGCGATTGTGGCTAGAGGTCGCTGCGGGGGAACGGTTAAGCTAGCCGATGAGGAGAATGCGATGAGCAAAAAAGTGAAACTTCTTGACTCTATCTTAGGCGTTTTTGGTATCAGCCTTTCTGATGAGCAGAAAAAGCAAATTGAAGAAGAGGATGATGAGCAAACCAGTGAAATGCCTAAGAAAAAAAGCGGAGAGAATCAACCTGAAAAACCCGCAGAACAGTCTGCTAAAAAAGAAAAAAACGCCGCTTCTGATGAGGAAAAAGAAAAGGAGAAACGAAACGTGAAAGATGAAGCACTAGTAAAAGAGAATGCGGAATTGAAAGCTAAAATTCAAAAACTTGAAGATGAGGCTAAGGCGAGTGTAACTGCTCAGAAACGTTCCGCTGTGTTGGCTGATGCAAAAATGATTTCCGCTGATTTGAGTTTTGCTGATAGTGATACGGTTAGACAAATTCAAGAAAAAGTGATTGTTCATAGTGGTATTGCTCCCGCTGAAACCTTAACCGCCCTTTCTGATGAGGCGATTGAGGGGATGTATCAAGCGGCAAAAAATATCAGTAAGAAATTGCAAGATCACCAGTTAGGCTCGGCATTTTTAAACGATAGCAAGCCTCAATCGGTGGGCATTGATTTTAATAAACTCTATGGAGGACAACAATAATGGCATATGCAAATAGCACTACTCGTACATTTGCGGGGGAAGTGGGTAAAGGCGGATTAGCCAGTGCGAAAACCACTTCAGAACAATTTAAAGGCAAAAGTCCTATTCAGGCGGGCTTGTTTGTTGCCATTGACGCGACAGGAGGCGTTAAGCCATTAAGTGCGGTAACAGATGTGATTGCGGGGGTGATTGTGCGATCGCTAATTAAAGATGATTTTCAGCCCAATGATTTGGTCGATGTGATGCATATTACGCAAGGGGACAGTGTTTGGGTTACCGTTGGTAAGGGCGTTAGCGTTGTGCGTGGCGATAAGGTCTATGTAAGAGCGGTGAAAAATGGCGATAAAGAGGTTGGCACGATTGATAAAGCTGAAGATAGCGGTAAAACCATTGCCACCGATTTTGTGGTCATCAATGCCACGGAACATTTAGCAGAAATTACACGTTTATAGGAGTAAATTAAAATGGCATTATCTTATTTAACTAGTGCATTAACGCAAGTGCGTGGGCAAATGACACAAACGAAATACCCTGAAATTGTGTTTCCTCAATTTGTTCACGTCGATCAAAATGGTGGCGTGGGGATAACGGAAAAAATCCACTTTGGTGCAGATATTTCAGGGGATTTAGATAGTGGTTTAGTTGGCGATAACACCACGACCTTTGATCAAGTTTCTGTCACCTTTAATCACGCGCGTACGCCGATTGTAGATTGGATCAAAACCGTGCAATATAATCAGATTGAGCTAGAGCGTGCTAAATTGTTTAATGTGGCGGTAGATACGCAAAAAATTATGGCATTAAACAAAAATGCTCAACAAACCTTGCAGAAAGTGGCGTTTTTGGGACACGGGCGTGATACTCGCTTAAAAGGGCTGTTAAATGCTTCTGGTGTGGAGGTTTATTCACCGACAGTTAAAAAAGCGGTGAAAACGATGAGCTTTGAGGAGGCGGTTACCTTCTTCAAAGAGATTTTCTTGCGTGGAATGGAAAAAACACACCGTATTGATACGCCGAATGTCTTTGCCATTGACGGTATGGACTTGGCTCATCTTGCGTTACTTACCCGTGATAAAACCGATATTACCGCTCTTGAATATTTGACAAAAAATTTAAGTGCGGCTGCGGGGAAAACGGTATCAATTAAAGCGTTACCGTCTAATTTTGGTACACAAGTGACGACGGGTAAAACACGGGCGATTGCTTATATTAACGATCCAAATTATGTGGTGTTTGATGTGCCGATGTCGCCGAGTGTATTAGGGGCGAAAGAAAAAGGCTTGGTCACTTATGAAACAGGATTACGTATGGCTTTTGGTGGCGTAACCTTCCTCGAGCCTGATTCTGCATTATACATTGACTATTAGGAGGCAAAATGCCAACCATTGAAGCCTTTAAGGGGCGTTATCCTGAATTTGAGCGAGCCGATGATAATACCATCGGCTTTTTTATTGAGGATGCAAAACAAGAGATTGACGAAAGGCAATGGCGTCATCTGTATTGTCGCGGTGTGTTGGCATTAACGGCTCATTTTATCGCAATGCGTAAAAGGGTGAGTGAAAATGCGGGAGGACCAATTGCGTTATTGGCTAGTGAAAGTGTGGGCGAATTATCGGCAAGTTATGCTATACCGCCTAACGGCGGTGAGGCTTACCATTTAACCGCTTATGGACAGGAGTATCTTCGATTACGCAATCTTGTTGGCATAGGGGTGATGGTGGTATGAGTGTGGAATGGAATGGGGAAAATGCGATCCAAGAACTGGCAACAAAACTGGAACAGTTAGCTAAACGTGATATTGCTGTGGGTATTCCCGCTGAGGATAACGCGGTGTTGGAAGAGGGGTTTAATCTTGCGACTTTAGCGGCTGTTTTAGAGTTTGGTTCAGCGGATAAACGCATTCCAGCACGTCCTTTTTTAACGCAAACGCTGAAAGAAAATACCGCAAAATACACCGCACTTTATCGTGAGGGCATTAACAACGGAGAGGACGCACACCATTTGTTAAGTAAAATCGCTCAAATTGCCCAAGCTGATGTTCAGAAAAACATTGAACAGGGTAATTGGGCGAAAAATGCACCTTCAACGATAAAACGCAAGAAATCAAGTAAACCCTTAATTGATACGGGGCGTTTACGGCAATCAATTAAAGGAGTGGTGAGATGATTAACCAATCAGGGCGATTTCGCTCAAGTCTTTTTCGTAAAACGGTAACCGTTTTTATTGCTAACGAAGATGAAACGGATTTCACAGAAGAAATGAGGGTGGCGATTGTTATTCCCGCAAGTGCTAACGATCTTCAACGACTTCCTGAGGGGGAGCGTTATTTACCCACATTGAAAATTTTTACGCAAGAACCGCTTAAATGCGGGGATTTAGTGCTATTTCGTCATTTCAAATACCGTATTACAAGTGCGACAGACTGGGGGGATTATGGTTACTACCACTATTTCGCAACTCGACTTAGTGCAACTACGCAAGGCCATTCAACAGGCTTTACAATTACCTGAACACAGTGTGATAAGTGGTTATCTACCAAAAGGTCAGCGTTACCCCTGTGCTTTTGTTACGGTTGATTTACTCTCAACGGAGGAAATCGGGCAGAGCAGGCGAGCATTTAATGGTAAGACTGAGCGGATCACCACGAGCTGTTTATCAACAATTAGCCTTTCAGCCTATGGGACAGGGGCGATCACGCTTGTCAATAAATTACGCAGTGTACTGCAAAGCTCAGCAATGATTGACGCATTCAACGCAATGCACTGTGCGATCATTGATTATTCTGCTGTACGCAATCTTACGGCAACGCTCGGTGGCGGCTATGAAGAACGCGGGCAGATGGATCTCACCTTATCTCATCAAATTATTATCGAAACACCACTTGAAGCAATCGCACAAGTTGATGTCGCAACCAATCAGCAATTAACCAAAAATATAAGGAGATAAGCTATGGCATTATCGATTTCGAATATTGTCAATGTACAACTTAATACCGTGCCAAAATCTGCTTCACGTAAAGATTTTGGCGTAGTGGTATTATTTACCCCCGAGGCGGGGAATGTGTTTACAGATATGAAAACCCGCTATCTATACGTTAATAGCCAACGTGAGGTGGAGCTTGCCTTTGGGACGGAAAGCGAAACGGCAAAAGCGGCATTGCCTTTTTTTGCCCAAAGCCCACGAGCAAAACAATTAATTATTGGACGCTGGCAGAAAAACGCAAAAACCATTGAGGCGACCAAAAATGAATTGCGGGGTGCCACCCTTAACCATACGCTAGAAGCCTTTAAGAAAATTACCAACGGCTGTTTTGCCTTTACGCAAGACAGTACGATTCAAAAAGTAACGGGGTTAAATTTTAGTGAATGTGCGGATTTTGCCGCGATTGCGAGCAAAATTCAGGAAAAACTCACCGCACTTAAAATTCAAGTGAGCTACGATCAAACGGGTAACCGTTTTATTTTTAGTGCGAAAACGGCAGGTGAGGATAAGACAACGTTACTTCATTATGTTTTTGCCGATAGTAGCGATGGCGATTATATCGGAGCAATGCTTAAGCTGGAAAACGGACAAGCTAGTCAGATTATCGGTAAAAATCAGATAAGTTTCAATGCGGAAACGATCGGTGAAGCCTTATTTAATTTTGCGGAGGTCAATAATAATTTCTATGGTTTCTTATTCGCCGCACAATTAACCGATGAGCAGGTAGAAACCGCAGCAAAATACGCACAAGCCAATACAAAATTATTTGGGGCAAATGTGATCCGCTCTGAACAGTTAGAATTTACTACAGGCAATATTTATAAAAAATTATTTGATGCCGGCTTAGATCATACGCTGGCGATTTACGATAAAGATGATATGTACGCCGCGTCTTCCGCAATGGCTCGCCTCCTTGCGATGAATTTTGCCGCGAATAATTCAACCATCACACTCAAATTTAAACAGCAGCCCACCATTACCGCAGATGATGTCACCTTAACTGAAGCGAATAAAGCGAAACGATTAGGGATCAACTTTTATACCTATTATGACGATGTAGCAATGTTAGCTGAGGGAACCGTTATTGGCGGTAAATTTGCGGATGAAATTGTGATCTTAGATTGGTTTACTGATGCCGTACAAAAAGAAGTGTTTGCACGGTTATATAAATCCCCAACCAAAATTCCACTTACCGATAAAGGGCAGGCAATTTTAATTTCAGCGGTGGAAAAAGTTTGCCAAGAGGGGATTAATAACGGGGCGTTTGCACCCGGTCAATGGACTGGCGACAGCTTTGGAAATCTCAATACGAACGATTATCTCGAAAAAGGCTATTATGTTTGGGCCGCTCCAATGGATACGCTTTCTGATAGCGATCGAGAGCAACGCAAAGCTACGCCAATTCAAACGGCGGTGAAGCTAGCGGGGGCAATCCATCAATCTGATGTCATTATTAACTATAACCGATAAGGAGGCTTTATGGCGGTTTTTGATCCAAAACAAGTGATTGTTTTGTTAGGCGGCAGAGAAATTAGTGATTGGGCAGACGGTGCTGATGTGATTAGTGCGGTGCAAAATCAAGATGCGGGGAGCTGGACAATTGGAGCAAATGGCACAGGGGTTTTTGTGGCAAATCCTGATTCGTCAGGCAAACTTACCCTAAAAATTAAGCAACATTCTGAGGACAATGCGTATTTAAGTAAATTATTTAACCAACAAAAATCCGCGATTAAAACCTTTAGCCCGATGACCCTATCTATTCGAGATTTACTTAATGATGATGTGGTGACCGCAACGAAAGGCTATTTCACCACCCCAACCGGTTTTACGCGTGGGGCGGGGCATAACGCTCAAACTTGGGTGATTGAATTTGAAAAAATGACGCTTAATCTTGAGAAAGGAGTATAACAATGCAAGAGTTTGTTTTTCAATTAGATGAGGTTGAATACCGAATGACACCGGCTAATGCAATGGGGGCGTGGTCGGCACTTAAAAACGCATTGAAATTAGCACAAGGTATTCAGCTTGGCGAAGATACCACAAAAATCGGTGAATCGGTATTAGGGGCATTATTAGCTCATTTAGGTTCACCTGAGATCAAGGCCATTGAAGAGATTGTACTTAATCATACCGTTGCCAATCTACACGGTCAGCAATATCGTTTATCTCATCAGCTCGATAAACATTTTAATCAATATCGAGGGCATTTATTCCCCGTTTTGATAAACGGGACGAGATATCAATTTGCGGATTTTTTTATCGGTGGGGGTGGATTGCTGAAAGATATGCTACCCTCAATCAATCCACTAAACGACATCAAACCTGCCAATCCTTAGTTGATTGGTTTATTTTTACCCCGATTGTGAAAAACCTTTGCACCCTAAACGATTTAAGAACGGTCTATAGCTTAGGCGATTTGCTCGATTTTCATTCGGTGGTCGTAGAAATGTTGGAGGCTGAGCAAAATGCTACTGAGTGAGTTATTAGTGAAAATTGCCGTAGAGGCTGATACAGGAAAACTAAAAAAATTTGATAGTACACTCAAAGCCGTTGGGAAAGCCGCAGGGGTTGTCGGGGCGGCAATCGGGGCAATGGCAGTGGGGATCGGCGTTTTTTTAGACAAAAATTTGACCGCACTTGATGAAATCGCTCAGCTTTCACGTGTGACGGGAGAATCAGCGAAACAAATTCAACTACTCGGCAAAGTCGCTGAAGTCAATGGCTCATCCGCAGAGGCAGCTCAAGCCTCCATTGCGGGGCTTTCTCGCACGATCGGTGAAGCAGCAAATGGTGTCGGCTTAGGTGCGAAAGCCTTCGAGCATTATGGATTGAGTGCGAAAAAAGCCAATGGCGATGTGAAAACCGCTTCTGAAATGATGGAAGAGATTCGCCAAAAAATGAAAGGGTTGAGCGAACAACAGCAAATTGCGATGTTAGCTAAACTCGGTATTGATGCCTCAATGATTCAGACACTGCGATTAAGCAATGAACAAATGGAAGCAGCATTGCAAAATGCGGAAGCTCTTTCGTTAGGTACGGCTGAAAATGCGGATGAGGCAGCCGCGTTTAAAGATGCTATGACGGAGTTCTGGCAAATCATTAAAGGGGTGAGTGAGTTTGTTTCGCTTCGTCTATCCCCCGTCGTGCGAGAGCTTATTGCGATATTTAAGCAATGGTTTATTACCAATAATCAGCTCATTAAAGGCACCTTGACGAAATTTGTCGATAAACTGAGTAAAGTCATTCGCTTTATCAGCGGCTTTATCAACGCGTTAGATCGGGTTATTTCGGCAACTATCGGCTGGAAAAATGTCATTTATCTTGTCGGGGCGGCCGTCGCCTGGTTAAATCGGAAATTGCTCATTACCTTAGCAACAAACCCAATGCTACTCGCCGTTACCGCAATTTGTGCCGCTTTAGTGGGGTTGATCGCCTTAATCGACGATCTTATTGTGTATATGCAAGGTGGCGAAAGCTATTTTGGCAAAGCCTGGGAGCCTGTGATTAAGGTTATCGCAAAAATTCAACAAAAACTTGAGGAGCTACAGCCGATATTTGCACTGATGAAGGCTTGGGTGGAAGAAAGCATTCATTATGTTATTGAGCTATTTTCAGGGCTTTGGGATTATCTGAGTGGGCTTTGGGATTTCCTACAAGGGATATTTAGCGGTGATGGCGATCTGATTGCACAAGGCTTTACTAAAATGATAAGCGGGGCGATCAAGGTGGCTAAAAATTTCTTTAACCTTATGGTTCATTTAGTCAAAGCGAGTATAACAATGCTCGGATCGGTACTATCGGGCTTATGGCAGATTATCACCTCGCCGTTTCGCCTCGCGTTCAAATGGGTAAAAGCGAAATGGAATCAATTTACCCAATGGTTTAGTATGTCTTCCCTCTCAGAGATTTTTAACACTGTGATTGAGATTATCACCTTTCCGTTTAAAGCCGGATTTACGTTCGTCAAAACCCTTTGGGATCTGTTTACCGGCAAAGAAATTAGCGTAGAAAATGTGAAAGAGAATTTTGCTCAAGTCACTGATTTTATCAAAAAGCCTTTTGAGGCGGCGTTTAATTGGGTAACGGAAAAATACGATACTTACATTAAGCCGATTGTTGAAGGGGTAAAGGGATTTTTCTCTTCTGACAAAGAAGGCGGAGGGTGGTTCAGTGGCTGGTTTGGCGGTGATAAGGCGGAGAAAAACGATCTCAATCCGACCGCACTTCCTGCCGCAGGGGCGGTTGCGAATAACGCGGATAACAGCGTAAAAAATAGCAACAACAAGGTAACGACGAACATTACCTTGCAAAGCTCAGGAAACCCTCAACAAGACGCAAAATTGATCGCTAATGAAGTCAATCGCACAATTCAAAATGGACAATCTAGCTTCGCAATGTGAAGTTAGAAATCAAGTTGTTCAGGGTTGATCCCTAATGCGTTAGCGATTTTATTTCTTGTTGTAGGACTTAATATCCTCTCCCCCCACCTAAAGGACGGAGTTTTACGGCACGGAACTGATAAAAAAGGAAATAATAAAAAAGGCAATAATTATGTTAGATTTTGTACAAATTTCTAACCGTGCGATCGGTAATATTAAATTAGATGCGACGACAGAAGAGAGCCATCAATCGGAATTATCTATTACGGAAAATCCGATTGAGTCTGGAGCAAGCATTGCGGATCACAGCGTATTGCAACCTAAACAAATCACGATTGTAGGGGTAATGGTCGATCACGATCAGCAAGGTTTAGGATTGTCTGAATTGGGGCTTCCTCACATTCGGGGAGCAACAGATTTTCTTAACCAATTGCCTTTACCTGTTCCTTTTGCTATGCAAACCGCACAAACTTTGAGTAAAGCAACGCGACTACTTAGTCAAGGGTTAGGAATGGCTGCTCAGGCTCAGCAAGTTTTCGGGCAAGTCAGAGCCTTAGCCCCTTTTTTACCGGATTTTGGGTTAGGTAATCTGCTTGATAGTTCACCGAATAGCAGCAGAGTAAAAAAATGCTATGCGGATTTAATCGCCTGTCAAAAGTCAGGTGAAACCATTGATATTCAAACGGGCTTACACCTTTACCAAAATATGCTATTACAATCAGTTAGCGTAAAACAAACGGCGGACGGTTCGGCTGAATTTACCCTGACTGCCCGCGAGATTTTTATTGTCGAAACAAAATCAATAAAGGGAGTAATGGGGAATAAAAAAAGTGGGCGGGCAAGTGTGCAATCTGCGAGTAAAGTCAATCAAGGAATCACTCAACCTAAAGCGGCTGAAAAGATAAAATCTTGGCTGAATAATTTGCGGAGTTAAACGATGTGGTATCAACTTCCAATTACAAACGCCCCTTATCAAGAGCAAGTATTTGATTTTAACGGGGTGAAAATTAAACTGACATTACGTTATAACAGTATTGGGCAATGCTGGGTGATGGACGTAAGCGAGCCGATCAACCAACGCACAATCTGTGAAGGGATGGCACTCGCTATTGGTGTGCCATTATTGCACCGCACATCACAACCCTATCAGTTTTGGCTAATGGAGTTAAGCAAAACACATTTAGATCCAACTACTGTTGAGGATTTAGCCAATCGTTGTCAGCTATTTATTGAGGCCAAAGTATGAAACAGTTCGGACGGCAATGGAAACTTGATTTAATCAGCGACAGTGAGACCCTATCAATCACCCAACTGCGAGTGGCTTTTTCTATCGATAAGACCATAAGCGAAAAACCTAACCCAGCCCAGATTCAAATATGGAATCTAAACCGTAATCATATCAATCAATTGTTAAGCCAACAGTTTAAAAAGGTGAGGTTATCGGTGGGGTATCAGCGAATTAGTCAGATTTATCAAGGGGATATTACTAAGGCAAAAATCAAGCGTGAAGGACTTGATTTTATTTTAGAGCTTGAATGTGCAGATGGGCATCAAGCCTACACGCAAGGGCGTTCAAATATCACGTTAAATTCAGGGGCAACGGATGAACAAATCCTCGCGGAAGTGCAAAAAAATATGCCCGCACTTGAGGCGGGGACGCAAGATGTCGTCAATAAACGTCAATTACCCCGTGCAAGAGTATTAAATGGTGATAGCCGAGAGATCCTTAATCGTATCGCTAAAAATAATAAAGCAAACTGGTCAATTCAAGATGGCAAGTTGCTTTTTCTTCCTTATGACAAGGTGCTTAATGATGAGGCGGTATTATTAAACCAAGCAACGGGGATGATAGGTACGCCAGAACAAACCGATGATGGTTTGGAGCTGACTTGTTTACTTAATCCCGCATTGCAAATTGGCGGACTTGTCAAGGTGCAGTCTATTATCGAATATTTCAATGGTGAGTACAAAATTGTCAAACTCTCGCATAATGGCGACGGTCTAGGTGGGGATTGGCTAAGCAAAATGACCGTAGTTGGCGGCAAGTTTAATAAAGTGAAAGGGGAAAGTAAAAAATGACTGATTTCCAATATCAAACCGCAACACCTGAAAGTGCGACAGATATTCAAATTCAAAACACCTTACGACAATTACATACGGCATTGCCCGCCAAAGTTATACATTTTCATCCGACCAAGCAAACGGTGAGCCTTGCGGTGCAAATTAAGCAGGTGTTAGTTGATGGGAAAAGTATTGCTATTCCTCCTTTAATGGACGTACCGATCTGCTATCCACGCGGGGGAGGCTTTGCCATAACATTTCCGTTGCGTGCAGGTGATGAAGGGATCGCTATTTTTAGTGAACGTTGTATTGATGGCTGGTGGCAATCAGGTAACGCCAGCGAGCCGTTAGATCACCCTTTTCACGATCTCTCTGACGCGATGTTTATTCCAGGTATTTGTTCGCAACCGCAATGTGTTAAAAATTTTTTTGCGGCAGGGTTATCGCTTCAAACATTGAGTGGTAACACCTTTATCCGTATGGTAGAGGGAAGCATTACCATTAAGGGCGATATTACGCACAATGGTAATACACAGCAGATAGGCAACACCACAACAACAGGAACGCTGACGGGACAAACTGATGTGATTGCAGGCGGGGTATCAGGCAAATCTCACACCCATAGCGGCGATAGTGGGGGAACAACAGGACAGCCAAAATGATAAAAGTACGACGATTAGATCACAATCACGACTGGACCTTTGGACAAGGCAGAGCCAATTATGCCGATCATTCTGAGGGCATAGCACAAAATGTGCAATGCCGTCTTTGGTCATTCGCAAATGATTGGTTTTTAGACTTAGATCACGGCTTGCCTTGGATTGAGAAAATGGGGCGGGCGGTAGATCTGAGTGAGCTAGAAATGCAAGTGAAAAAACAAGTGCTTGAAACCGAAGGGGTAAAACAAATTACTCATTATCAATCGCGTTTTGACCCCAATACGAGAAAACTTACTCTCTCAATTAATTATTTAGATATCTACGGTCTAGAACATCGCGTGAGTTATTAAGGCTAAATAAAAATGTAAAGCATCGCGATACACGAAAATAAGGATAATCTATGGCAAAAATAACAGAAAACGGCATCACCATTGAGCGGTTAGATACCTTAGTGGAACGGCTAGAAAATGGTTTCCGTACTATTTACGGACAAAATATTAATCTCGCTCCCGATACACCAGATGGGCAAATGATAGGCATATTGGCTCAAATGCGAATGGATATCGAAGAACTCGCAGAAATGATTTATAAACAGCTCGATCCTGATGTTGCCAGTGGGGCGTGGCTAGATCAGCGTGTCGCCTACGCTGGGCTTATTCGGCGAACTGCCAGTTACAGCTATTTACGCTCAGTGATTTTAACCGGCGATCCCTACACAACACTTTATGCGGGGTTAGTTGTTTCAGATCCACAAAAAGGGCGATGGGTTCTCGTGCAAGATACGCAACTTAATCAAGAAGGATCTGCCCGTGCAGATTTCCGCAGTGAATTATTAGGGGCGTTTAGTGTTGCACAAAGTGAAACGCTAACGATTGAAACCGTAACCTTAGGTCTCGCCACTGCCACAACAAGTGAAACAAGCCAGCTAGGCACAGAAGAGGAAACCGATGCCGAACTACGCCACCGCTTTTTTCTAAGCCGAGCAAGAAACGCGATAAATTCCGTATTGGCAATAGAAGCGAAAATCAGCGAACTCAATGATGTGAAACAGGTTGTGGTGCTAGAGAATAATACCGCTTCCATAGACAAGAAAGGCGTTAATCCACACAGTATTAACGTCATTGTTGATGGCGGACTTGATCGCGATATTGCCAAGGTGATTTATCACAATAAAGGAGCGGGGGTAGGGTTGCAAGGCAACACAGCGGTTGAGTTTGAAAGGCAAACGGTTTATTTCGATCGTGCAGTGCCGGTAGATATTGAAATTGCTATCACAGCGGTACGCTACGAGGACTTCACTGAAATAGATAAAGAGGGGATTAAAAAAGTACTATCTGCATTAACCTTTGCTATCGGGCAATCCATCTCGCTATCAAGGCTTTATTCACCGATTAACACTATCGGCGGGTTCTGGGTAAAATCCCTCAAAATCGCTCGTAAAGGGCAAACAAAACAGGCAGAAAACATCCCTATTCAGCCACGAGAAATTGCCCGCATTTTATCCTCAGACATCACCATTGAGGTGGAATAATGCACTATCACAAATTACTCATCTGGCAATATCGCCATAAACCTAAAGCCCTTGCCACCATCAAGCTTTTTGAACAAGAGATTGCTCAAGGATTTGTCGATTTATCACGCTTGCCTGAGGTGATGGACATTGAAACGGCAACAGGAGCTAATCTTGACTTGGTTGGTAAACACGTAGGGCAACCTCGCGTGATTAATGGCTACCAGTTGCGTAAGTTTTTTGGCTTTCGTGGTTCGCCTTTGGCAATGCCGTTTAAACGACGATGGCAAGGGGGCGGACAGTGGTACCGCAAGCGTGACCCGTTAAGAGACGCGGTGAGGCTTAGCGATGACGATTACCGCTTTTTAATTAAATGCCGAATTTTAAGAAATTATCAAACTGGCACGGTAGCGAACCTTATCGACGCGTGCCAGTTTGTTTTTGGGGTGAAATGTCAGGTTATGGATAACTATGATATGAGCGTATCTATTGATATTCCACGACATAAAATGACGGATTTTAAGAAGTTTGCCATTGAGCATTTAGACATCCTCCCAAGACAAGCGGGCGTAAAATTTCACTATCAATTAACGGAGTAAAGCAATGAGCATTGCCAATAAACCTGACGAACAGATCTTCGCAAGCCAAGCTAAACGAAACGAGATCGATAACTTTCCTGATATGTTAAGAGGATGGGGGATCACTTTTGAACAAACAGAAGGTATTCCACCTATGGAATGGTTTAACTTCCTGTTCAAACGCATTGACGAAAATCTACTTTACCATTTACAACGAGGCTTGCCTGAATGGTCAGCAACCTTAGATTACCCGAAAGGAGCATATGTACAACATCAAGGCAAAACCTATCGTGCCTTAATGCAAAACAAAAATAGTCCACCTAATACCGCTGATACAGATAAATGGAAACGCTGGGCAATCGATCTGGATGAAATTAACGAATTTATTCGTACCAATCAAAAATCCAGTGCCACCAACAGTGAAAGTGAAGACACCGTAGCCACAAGTAAGGCAGTGTATGACCTTAACGGCATCAAGCTAGATAAGGTTGGTGGCGAGGCATTTTTGAAGACCATCGACTACACCAAGGCTAATGGCTATACCTACAGCGGCTTTTACCGCCCTAATGGCGATAGACTTAATAATCTCCCGCTCAATGGGTTGATGATGCACATTACCCACCCACACTACAGCACCAATGCTCACGCAAGGGGGATTTGCTTTGCTTATGGTAGCTTAACGGGCAATACTGCTTGGGATATCTTTACAACAGCCTTTGACGCCAATGGCAATCACCTTGGCCAAAAGCGCATTATGACCGAACTTGGCGGGACGTTTACGGGCAATGTTACCGCACCAAATCTCACTGCAACAGGTCTTATTAATATTACTAGCAACAGATGGGAGCGTGTCCGCGCCACCCTACCCGATGGCGGTTATTGGCGATGGGAAGTTAATCCTGCATCTAAAGATGATCCGCGCTTTAACTTTATGTATCGCTTTGCTAATGGGGATACTCGTTATGTTGCTTTCCCCCGAGTAGATAAAAACGAAACAGTCGCGTATCAGGGTTGGGTTGACGAGAAAATCCAAAGTCTCATCACTTATCAAAAAATTGGCAATTTCCAGATTAGGAAATATCCCGATGGGACAATGATACAAACTTATACAATCAGGCAGAATGATTTGTATGAATGGTTTGAAAAATCATTTAACTGGGCTATAGCTTTTGTTGATACACCATTAATTTTTTCAAAGGTAACAACTTCTATCGGAGGTTCTCACGATGCAGATGTAAATATATTAACAAAATCTAATAATGCAACTTGTTATTATCACGAGTATGAGCACGGTGGCTCTAATCAAGGCAATGTTCGCATACAATTTTTAGCAATCGGGAGATGGAAATAATGACAATGTATTACAAAGCGGGATTTTACCTAGATTTAACACAAGCACCTGAAGGTGCGGTAAAAATCAGCGACGAAACCTACCGCACGTTGCTGGAGGGGCAATCGCAAGGCAAGCAAATCGTAGCCAACGAGCAAGGTTATCCGATGCTTGTTGAGCCACAACCCAGCCCATATCACAGATTGCAAGGCACGGAATGGGTGCTTGATGAGTCAAAACAAGCCGAGCTACTCACTCAACAACGTGCCCAAATCCGCAATCAAATTAATGCCAGACGCGATACGTGCGTAAACGGCGGTGTTTACGTGCCAGCAATCGAAAAATGGGTGGACACGGACGAAAAAGGGCGTGCCACGTT